TTCAAAGCGTTGAAGTTTATCAAACCACTTATCGAATTCATATAGGTTCTTCTTATTGAGAATGATAACCTTAACATAGGTATCTTTAAGTTTTTCTGAAATATCTGGCTTATTAGTTTCATCATATATTAACTTATGAAACATAGTATCGCAATTTTCAACAGGTGTTAATTCCCTTGTCTCAGTATCAAGTACATGAAAGTATTTCTGCTCATTTGCATCAGCGAAGGTCAATTGAAGTTGAGTGCCAAGGTAGTGAATGTTATTCCTGCTACTCTTGGTGTGATAGTGACCTGACATAACCAAATCGAACTTATCGAATGGTTTTGTTTCCATACCATGTGTAGCCTTAACACCACGCATCATATCAAATCCATCCAACTCAAGGTGTCCTGCTAAGACAGATGCCTTAGTTTCTTGTATGGACTTGAGTGAATCTTCCCTATTCTCATCACACATCCAAGGTAATAGTAGTATATCAAGGCTATCATAAGATGCTACAGTCGGTTCAGTAACAACGTTGATGTTCTCATACTGTTCAAGTATCTCACTAAGAGAATTCAACTCATTAGTGTTCTTGTAATACACACAATGGTTACCAAGGATGATATCCATGTGAATATCATATTCTTCAAGCTTGGAAATAAATGTCCTGTGATTATGCTTAAGAACTTTGAAGTTTACATACTTGCGGTGCTCAAAGTAATCGCCGAGATGTATAATCTTCTTAATACCATGTTCTAGTAGATAAGGGAAAAATGTATTCTCGTAAAACCTCTCTGAGTAATCGAGGAATAAATCCGATCCATTCCTTACCCCATGGTGAGTATCATTAATTATTGCTAACTTCATTATCTACAATAATATAGAAATTCTCAAAAGAGTCAACCTTCTTTTTCTTAACTCTCTCTTTTCTCTTTATCTCTTTACCAAACTCCTTAATCTTATCATCCTTGGCGCGATTCATTTGACTTTTATATCGAACTTGTTCAACAATTGAGTTTGAATCGCAATGACCATTGAAGTCTGCAAAAGCATCGGCACCAGCATATGCAATATATCTCTCTTTAATATCCTGTTGCTTCTTTTCTTTAGCTATACGTCGAAGAAATGCATAGTATGATATTTGAGTGAAGTAGGCAAAGGCATTGGGTAATCCAGTACGAGTAGCCTTCTTTACGTCATAGTTCATAATTGCTTTGATACAATTCTCGACAGCATCCATAACCATCTCTTCACGATATGTGTATGAGTAGAAGTTTGGCTTGTGTGATAAACCCTCTGCGATTTTCAAGAAGCAGGAACCGATATAGTGAGTCACAATAGGCTCATTTACTTCTTGTTCCTTAGCTTCATTTACTGAAGTAACATAATCAACTACAGCTTGAGAGAATTCTTTGTTATTTACATAGTGGTGTTTTGCACGTTTCATTATATACTATAATATAGATTTTAACTGAAATGTAAAGACTAAAGTTTAATCTTCGCATCATGATTGAAAAGAAATACTCTAATTGTTCTCAGGCTTCCAATTGAATCGATTAGAATGCTCACTTGGAATTTGTTCATCGAGTTCACCAAAAATATCATCATCCATATCAAATAGTGATTCCATTTGTTCATCGACCTCATCTTGATTTGATCTACACATCATCAAATATTTCATGTAATGCGCTTTTAACTCAAATGGGGCGTCGGCGCGACTTACTATATTAGAACAGTTAAGTTCTGTTAGATCATATGCTGATGTAATATTCCAATTTGTTAAGTGATAATCATCGGTGTAAACTATCTGTGCCGGAAGTGCAACATATGTGACATTATTATCAGATTCCAACTGTTCGGCCACGATGTAACTTCCATCGGTAAGCCGATATGTAAATATCTCTGTTTCCAGTATCTTTTCTAGTATGTCTTTCATAATATATTCATCTATATTTATAATAGAGGTACTTCGTGTATTTCGTAACTGAAACCTTCTTTATTGTAAATCTTTACTCTTTCAACCGCATGATTTAGTGTGTAGTTTTTCCTCTTCTTCCAAGATAGATCATCAGCTAGATCATACACAACGGTCCCCTGACCATTCTCACTCTTTCTCAAACCTCGACCAATGGATTGAAGAACCCGAATCTGTGATTTAGATGGTGATGCAAATATAATGTTATGAAGATTGCGAATATTAATTCCTGTGGAGAATGTACCCACACTTGCAACAATTATGGCATTCTTCTCCTTCTCTGTCACTGTACGAATCTTCTCTCTTTCTTCAGCATTCACTGATCCAGATACGAAGAAGACTTTCCTTTTACCAGCCCTATCTCTTATCTGTTTGAATAGAGGCTCTCCATGTTTCTTCACGAGATTATAAAGAACTAGAGTATTACCTGTTTGATCAAGTGCTAAGTTGGTGATGAATCTATTTCTCTGTTCGTGAGCAGCAATGAAACTAATTTCATCAGCATATGTCTGCTTACCAAATGCTTTTCTAACTTTATCACTATATTTAAGTACAAGAGATTGAATCTTGAGGTCGGCGAGTGTGTCAGATTCAATGAGAGATTGTGTAGTTGTTACCTTATACACTTGACCAAAATTACCAGTGAGTGTTAATTCATTGACTTGACCACCATCTAAAGTTCCAGTCGTGCCGATTCTCATCTCAGCATTAACTAATCTACTCATGATAGTTGTGAGTGACTTAGCCTTGAATGTATGAGCCTCATCTCCAATGACACATCCAAATTGTTCAAACCACAATGTGGGAAGTTTAACAGCACTCTGCCAAGTTGTGATAAGAACCGATTGATCAAATGTCTTTTCTTTACCAGAATAGATTCTATGAACATCATCTTCAACATTAAAGTCTGGATCATCACTTGAGTAGTCAGCGAAATCCTTATACATCTGTTCGACCAGAGATGTTGTGGGAACAACGATTATAACTTTTTTATCAAGCTCCTCTTGTAAATAGTATCGAATCAGCATATAGATGATAAGAGATTTACCCGAACCAGTTGGAGAAACTAAGATAGCCTTACCATTATCAGTAGCAAATTCAAATGCTCTCTTCTGATAGTCTCTAGGCTTAATAGGATTACCTCCACCACAGAGTGACAATCCATCAACAAACTCTTCATCATAAGAGAATCTATTCTGTATGTCTGGCGCAAGATTTACTTGATAACTCCTATCTTTCGCAAACTGAAGCACCTCATTCAATAAACCTGATGGAATGGTACTGTTCATACGATTATATAAACGCACTTTTCCATCCCACATCTTATTACGATAGCTAGGCATGAATTTATACCCAGGTGCATAGAATGTAAAGAACTCCGAGATTTCTTGAAGAATACCAGAATCATCACTTGTTATATACAAGGTTGCTTCATTCTTCTTTTCTATAATAATAGTATCCATAATATTTCTAATCTTTCCTGCGGAATCTTCGATATCACCTTGACATAACTTGACATTCTATTATAATTGATATAATCAAATCAAAGCAGAACAGGAATGACTATGCTCAAATTAACAAGAATACTTAATCATCAATAGATTAATGTAAAGATTCTTTAATCGGCTCTAGAAGGTATGTTGAATTACATTCCAGATGTGAACTTACGGAAATCAATTATATTCTTGATGTGTGAATGTCTCCATCGAATGTTACTCATAATCTCTTCAAGGGAATCAGTAATGGCTTTCTGATATTCAATACCAGATCTTACTTTAACGATATCTACATCAGTGCTATAGTACATTTCCATCTCTGATTTAAGAGGTTTACTCATACCTTGAAATGGATCATATGACCATCCTCTTTTATCCATCTCTCCTTGTGTCATCTTTCCTGTGTAGTAAAGCCACTTATCCTTTCGAACTTGCTCCAGATCCATCTCTTTCTTCCTCAACTGCAACTTAGACAGTGTGAAGATTTCAAGATACTTAGCGTGTAGTTTAGATGTCTGAATAGTTACATCATCTAAAGCATGCTCATCAATCACCGAATCTTTCTTCCAAGATTCTAAAATATCATTTAAACTCATCATATGGTATTATTTATACGAATTTAAACTCATCATATCTAAACGAGATGTCAGCCTGAAGATATTCAATATCACTACTTTGGGTATTAAATTCAAGAGAGCCCATGCTTACTGGAAAGATGTTTTTAAATTGAACAGATCTATTAGGATTGTTATGACTGGTCATGATAATTAAAGTTGCATCAAATGATGTTAGTTTTTTATCTCTACTTTCAATCATCCATTCAAACATCTCAGTATAAACTTTCATATCTTCATCAATGGCAACTCTCAAAGATAATTCGTCCATTGTCATATCGCCTTGAACATATCCTTTATGTTGTTGTCTATTAAGATCAATGACACCAGTGTTAAAAGATGGAAGCGTCACACTTGTGGCAAAGTATTCCAAATTAGCGAATCGATCATGATTCACAACCAACTTAAATCCTGTTGGTGAAAGAAAATTATAATTGCTGGTTAAGTTACTCATATGTGTATTTATAAACAAAAGAAGGGGCCTCTTTCGAGACCCCTTCAAATTATAAAATTAATTAATTAAAATTAACTGCCAACATTGATGTTGAGAACTTCGA